TAGGTCGGCTGTCTGGTTAATAGAAAATGCAATTGACAGGCACGGTGCTATCTACTGTGTAGATACTTGGGAAGGTGGAGAAGAACACAAAGCGCAAGGCATTGACATGGTAGAAGTTGAAAAACGGTTCGATGCCAACATAGCTACAGCTAACTTTAAGAACTCTACCGTAAGCGTAATTAAAAAGAAGGCGACCAGTTATGAAGCTATGGCTAGTTTAGTAGGTAGTATGGCTGGGAAGTTTGACTTCATTTATATAGATGGTTCACACCAAGCGACGGATGTTATGACGGATGCTTGCATGGCATTTGGACTACTAAAGGAAGGTGGAGTTATGGTGTTCGATGACTATCTCTGGGACTTCCGTATACCTCAGATGCAACGCCCGAAGATCGCTATTGATTTATTCGCCACGTTGTTTGAGCCAAAGATAAACATAGTAAATATAGGATATCAGTACATAATCCAGAGGAGGGTCTGATGTTCTTTTTTAAAAAGAAACCGTTGGTTGTAGATTGCTTTACGGATTTACCAAGGGTATATGCCTATGCTAAACCTAAAATGGCCTCCAAATTTATGCCAGATTGGTTTAAGAAAATGCCTAAAACTATAACCGATACAGACGGTTTTTCCCAAACACCTACGATTAAAAACTGTGCTGGGTTAATTGATTTATATTCGAGAGGAATTATGTTATCTCTTTGGTGCGATGTATCTATTGAGATAGGAAGAATAGGTATAAAAAGTTACAGGTGGCAATTTTCAAACCATGACCATTCCGCAGTAATACACCACAAAGACCAGATAGGTTCTCACTTCAACGATGAACAGTTTGCCCATTTAAAACTTGTGTCCCCTTGGTTTTTATCTACCAAAGAACAGGTGTACTGGTTGTGGCAAGAGCCTACGTGGAACGATCTATATAACTACGACTATAGAATTATTCCAGCAGTTGTTGAGTTTAAGTATCAACACGCTACCAATGTAAACATTATGTTTAGACGTAAAGAGCAGACGAACATACACCACATGGAGTATGGAACTCCGTTAGCCCACATAATACCTATTGCTGACAACAGAAAAGTGGTACTCAAACATCACTTGGTTGAACCTCGAGAAATACTTAAGTACACCACACCAAATTTGAAATTCTTTGATGACTATAAAAATAAAATAAAACAGTGGAGTAAAAAATAATGGAAGAAGATAAAAGACCGTCGATTCTAATTGCTACTCCCATGTACGGTGGTATGTGTAGTGGAGAGTACATGGCTAGTGTTATTAAAGCATTAACTACCCTACGCAACCTAAAAGTACCCGTATTCCATACCTACCTGACTAATGAGAGTCTTATTACAAGGGCAAGAAACGAGTTAACTAGGATATTTCTTGAGAAAGATATTGACTACTTAATGTTTATTGACGCCGACATTCAGTTTCCACCAGAGGCTATCCCTGCGTTACTACTGGCAGAGAAGGATGTAATCTGTGGTATTTACCCAAAGAAAGAAGTGAACTGGGAGAGTATTGAGAAAGCGGCAAAAGCTGGTAAGTCTGAACTAAAAGACTACGCTGGAGCATTTGTTTTAACCATGATTCAAAACGAGCAAGGGTTTGTTGAGACTGATGAAAGTGGTGCGCTCGAAGTACGGCATGGTGGTACTGGCTTCATGCTAATCAAACGTAGTGTATTTGAGAAGTTGGGCCCCCATGTACCGACCTACCGAGTGTCTACATTTACTGACCCAGAGACAGGGGAGTACCTCAAACCGTTGACCCATGAGTTTTTTGCTACAAGCATTGACCATACTGGGGCGTTGCTATCTGAGGACTACCACTTCTGTGAACTATGGCGTAAGTATGGTGGCAAGGTGTACGCCCATCCATTCGTAAAATTAAATCATATGGGTTCATACGTATACCAAGGCGACATTCTTAAATCTGGCGGAAACATAAAGTAATTATGCTGACACTCTATGACACTCTATGACACTCTATGACACTCTATGGCTAGTAACTATTTGACTTATGGCACTTTTTTAGTGAAATGAAGAGTTGACTTTTACATGTACTGTGCTATAACGAGCTAAGTTTATTCTTGTAAAGGCTCTTTATGTCAAGTGCATGGTCGTACTCTAGTATTAAAACGTTTGAACAATGCCCTAAAAAATATTACCACTTAAAGGTACTGCAGGACGTTAAAGACACTGGTAGCGAAGCAACTATTTACGGGCAAAAAGTGCATACCGCGGCTGAAGAATATATAAAAAATGGCATAGAGATACCAGAAAAATTTGCCTATATAAGAGGAGTAGTAGAAGCGTTAGGAAGGAAAAAAGGAGAGAAACACACGGAACTTAGAATGGGCGTAAAGAAAACGGAAGCCGGATATGAGCCTTGTAAGTTTTTAGGTAAAGATGTTTGGTGGCGTGGTATAGCCGACTTGTTAATCATAGATGGTGATACAGCTTATTCCGTAGACTATAAGACCAGTAAGAATGCCAAGTATGCAGATGTTAAGCAGTTAGATTTAATAGCTGGTGGTGTATTTGTCCACTTTCCACAAGTAAATAAGGTTAAGTCAGCGCTGATATTTTTAGTTTGCGATGAGGTTATAAAGAAAGATCACTACAGAGAGCACATGGACAAGTACTTATCCACATTTAATCCACTGCTAGAGAGGCTAGAGGTAGCAGAGCAGGTTGATGTTTGGAACGCTATTTCTGGCCCGTTGTGTAAATTTTGCCCTGTGGTATCATGCGAAAATAACTCTAGAAACTGAAGGCTAGATCATGGCAAGAAACTATAAAAGAGAATACGAACTGTACCAAGGCACTGAAGAACAAAAGAAAAATAGGGCCATGCGTAATTCGGCTCGGCGTAAAGCTTTGAAAAAAGGAAGAGTAACTAAGGGCGACGGTAAAGATATAGCGCACAAAAAAGCTATTTCTAAAGGAGGAAACAATGGTGATGGAACTAGAGTTACCACCGCATCCGCTAATCGCTCTTTCGATAGGAATTCAAAAAACGGCCTAGTGTCAGAAACTAGTCCGCGAGAGAGGAAACGACGTGGAAATAATAGACGATAAAGCATTACTCGTAAGAACCAGAAGGCCACAGTTAGTCACAGACTTAATAGAAAAAAGCAAGGTAGTAGATCAAGAGGGCGACATATACAACGTAGCTGTAAAGTGGGAGCTGGAAGAAGCTTCTGCTCTTGCTGGCTTACGTATAAGAAATGTACCATCCCCAATAAAAAGAGACTATGAGTGGACAGGTAAGTTTAAACCTTACGAACACCAACGGGATACTGCATCCTTCCTAACTCTGCATAAGAAAGCCTTTTGTTTTAACGAACAAGGTACTGGTAAGACAGCATCTGTTATATGGGCGGCTGACTACCTAATGAAGCTAGGGCTGATAAAGCGAGTGCTAGTCATTTGCCCCCTTTCAATTATGAAGTCAGCTTGGCAACAAGACTTGTTTACATTTGCTATGCACCGCAGTTGTAGTGTGGCACATGGCGAATCCAAAACCCGAAAGAAAATAATTCAGTCCCCTACTGAATTTGTAATCATTAACTTTGACGGAGTTGCTGTTGTTGAAGAAGAACTAAGAAATGGTGGTTTCGATCTAGTTGTAGTTGATGAGGCAAACGCCTACAAGAACCCCCAGACTAACCGTTGGAAAGTTTTAAAAAGAATCATAGATAGAGTTAGCTGGTTGTGGATGCTTACTGGTACGCCAGCAGCTCAATCTCCACTTGACGCTTATGGATTGGCTAAGTTGGTAAACCCAAATGGATCACCAAAATACTACGGTCAATTTAGAGACCAAGTAATGTTTAAAGTCTCGCAATTTAAATGGATTCCAAAACCTAGTGCAAAAGAGTTCGTACATAAAATGTTGCAACCTGCTATTAGGTTTGAAAAAGCACAATGTCTTGATTTGCCAGAAGTAACTTATGTAGAGCGAGAAGCGCCACTTACCCCACAGCAAAATAAGTATTACCAAAAGCTAAAAAATAGAATGATAATGGAAGCAGATGGTGAACAAGTTACAGCTGTTAATGCGGCTACAAATTTAAACAAACTACTCCAGATATCAGGTGGTGCGGTCTATTCGGATACTAAAGAAGTTATAGAGTTCGATATATCCAATAGAATAAACGTAGTGCTTGAGGTTATTGAAGAGTCGTCAAATAAAGTGTTGGTGTTTATTCCATTTACTCACACCATAGATATTCTTAAAGATCACCTAAATAAAAACTCTATAAGTTGTGATGTCATAAATGGAAAGGTTCCTGTAAACAGACGTTCGGACATAATTAAAAGGTTCCAGACAGAGAAAGATCCTTACGTATTACTAATACAGCCCCAAGCCGCATCGCACGGACTAACTTTGACAGCCGCGAATACAATTATCTGGTATGCCCCAGTTACTAGCGTAGAAACTTATCTTCAAGCCAATGCACGTATTGATAGGCCGGGGCAAAAGAACGCTATGACTGTTGTGCACATCAGAGGGAGCGAAGTTGAAAACAGATTGTATTCAATGTTGCAAAGCAAAATCGGTAATCACTCTCAGATTATTGATCTTTATAGACAAGAAATATCAGAATAACGTTTGACATTGTAAAACACTCTGGTATACTTGTAATTTCCTACAACACAAGGAGGCCTTATGGCAAATGTACTGACGCTGGCAGAGCGACGTGCCAGAGATAAGAAAGCGTCGCCCAAAGAAAACCTACCTAAAAAATCATACAAATGTTTTAGGTTGAAAAACGTGCTGTTTGTCCCTGCTTATACACAAGTTGTTCCAACAAGAATTGATTATGTTGGCCCTGCTTACGATACAAATCGTGTTCGGTATACAGAGCTTCAATTACGAGCAATGGGCGCTTCATCCACTACTGAATTTCTTTGGGAAAGGTCGTATCTATGACAGAAGAATTACCCTTAGAAAAATATGTAGAAGCGTATGTAAAAGTACGTGACGTAATAGAAGAAAAGAAAGAGGAGCTTTCTAGTTTAAGAGAGCAGTTAGATACTCTTACCGATAAACTCCTTGAATTTTGCAACACCGAAAACTTAGACAGTGTAAAAACTAAAGCAGGGACAATTACACGCAGAGTTCGTACCAAATACTGGACGAATGACTGGTCTGAGTTACATAAGTTTATTAAAGAGAATGACGCTTTGCATTTATTGGAAGCGAGAATACATCAAGGCAATATGTTGGAGTACCTACAAAACAATCCAGATAAGTTACCTGTAGGTTTAAATTCCAATAGTTCTTACGCAGTTGTTGTTAGAAAACCCACTACTAAATCTTAAGGAGAACAAATGGGAAATGTAGCAATTTTTAAAGACCAAACAGCGGTAGCCACTACCGGTAAACGGGAGCTTAGTGATCTAGCTAAATCTCTGTTGCAGAACACCACTTCTACTAATAGAAGAATACAGACTAACACCAATGGTACGTTTAAACGAATCATAAACGGTGAAGTTGTTGGAAACGCGGCTCGTAATGAGATCAATGTCATTATTATTAATCTCTTGCCGAAAGTATCTCGTATCTTCTACGCATCTAAGTTTGACCCTAATAAAGAAGCCACACTACCAAACTGTTGGTCAAACGAAGGCGATAGGCCAGAAGAAGCCGCAAAGGATAAACAAAGTGCCAACTGTTTGACTTGCCCCCAAAACATTAAGGGTTCAGGTGAAAATGGTAGCAAAGCATGTAAGTACCAAAGACGTATAGCAGTATTAATAGCTGGAGATCCTTCCGGTGATGTTTATCAAATGAACATACCTTCTAAATCTTTGTTTGGTAAGGGTGTAGGTAATTCACATCCATTTGAGTCTTACTGGAAATACCTAGTGGCTAACCATGAATCTATAGATAACGTGGTTACTAATATCTCATTTGATTCTAATGCGGATACAATGGAACTTATCTTTACGCCGATGAGAAACATTAGTGATGAAGAGTATGAGCAAGTTCAAGCCGCTCGAGAAAAACCAGAAACAAAAATGTATACCGTTATTACCGTAGCACAAACAGACGGTGTAAAGAAACAACCTAAACCGCAAGCGACGATTGAACGTGCTGACGAGCCGGAAGAAGAGGAAGTAGAAACAGAACCTAAAGTTCGCCAAACCAAGAAAGCAACTGAAGAGACTCCTAAACCCAAAAAGGATGCCGCCGCTTTAGTTGACGACTGGTTGAGCGAATAATGGGATACGGTTACAGCATACGTTTAATAGATCTAAATAAAAAAGCTGACAAGCAATCGCTAGGAGTACGCCTCGGTAAACTGTGTATAAAAAATAATATACCAGTAGCCGAGGTAGCTACTAGTTTTGGGGTTAGTAGGCAAACCATTTACAACTGGTTTATTGGGGCTACTTTTCCACAACCTGCTTTTGAAGAATCTATAAACGAATTTATTAACACATTAAAGTAAGAGAGCGACGCATGGATCTACTTAATACAGTACAGCCGTCCACTGGGTGGTTTTGCGTATTAGGTTTAAAAGGAGACGAGCAAAAACAGTTTTTAGTTGAGACACGGGGTGAAGTAGATGAGATAGCTAGAGACCTTGTTGAGAAAAACTGGAATGTGTTTTTTGCAGTAGCCAAGTTTGCTACAGGAGAGAATAGGAGAAAGGATAACGTACAAGCACTAAAAGCTTTTTGGGTTGATATTGACTGTGGTGAAAACAAAGCTATAGTTAACGAGACAACTGGTAGACCGAATGGTTATCTAGACCAAGCTGTTGGACGAAAAGCACTGAGTGACTTCTGCGAAGATGTAGGACTGCCTGATCCTATAGTAGTAAATTCTGGACGCGGTATACACGCATACTGGCCTTTAACCGAAGAAATAACTAGACAGGAATGGGAACCTGTCGCTAAGAGGTTAAAAGATGTTTGTGTTACCCGTAACTTTTATGCCGATAGCGCATGCACTACAGACGCGGCAAGGGTTCTTAGAATACCTGGAACTTTTAACTTTAAGGATATTCCACCTAAAGAAGTAAAGGTAATAAGAGAAGCAGAACCAGTAGACTTCGAGCAGTTTAAAAAGATACTGGGCGTAAAAACGTTTGACCAAGTAGCACCAGAAAGAGAGTTATCTGAGCTAACTAAATCATTGATGGCTAATAATGCGTTTAGTTTCCACAAGATAATGATTAAAGGTGAAAACGGTTGTCAGCAGTTATTAAGCTGTTTTAAAGAACGTGCGACTCTTTCGGAGCCTAGATGGTTTAATGCTTTATCTATTGCTAAGTTTTGTGAAGATAAAGATGTAGCTATTCACAAGCTGTCTAAAGACCACCCCGATTATGATCCTGCTACCACAGAGGAGAAGATCGAGCATATCAAAGGGCCACATGGTTGCGCTGAGTTTGAGAAGCATAACTCTGGTGGGTGTCAAGGTTGTCCACACAAAGGCGCAATTAAAAGCCCAATACTGCTCGGCAAGGAAATTCTAAGAGCAGAGACAGATGAAGTAACTATTGAATCAGAGCTTGAAGATGAGCCAGCAGAAGTAGTAAAAATACCTCCATACCCAAGCCCTTATTTCAGGGGTAAAAATGGTGGTGTTTATCGTGAGGTAGTTTCAGACGATGGAGAGATATTAGAACCAGTCTTAATATACGAGCACGATTTGTATGTTATGAAACGTATGCACGATAGGGAGTTAGGCGACGTCGTTTTAATGAAAGTGCATCTACCTAGAGATGGCATAAGAGAATTTGTTGTGCCTAATACTCTTGTACAAGACCCTGAAAAACTTAGGCCAGAATTATCTAAATATGGAATCCTAGCGGATACAAAGAAACGATTTGAGCCTATTGGAAACTATGTTCTTAAAAGCTTGAAGGAGCTTCAAACTAAAAAGAAAGCGGAGATTATGCGTAGTCAATTTGGTTGGGCTGACCATAACAGCAAGTTTATTATTGGGGATAGAGAGATATCTGCAGATGGGATATATTTTAGCCCCCCGTCTAAAGCTACCAAAGAAACAGCCGAGTATATGCAAAAACATGGGACGCTAGAAGGTTGGAAAGAAGTGTTCTCTACATATGGCAGAGAAGGTCTAGAGCCCCATGCGTTCGCTGCGTTGACTGCTTTTGGGTCACCACTTTTAAAATTTACAGGTCAAAATGGTGCGGCTATCAACGTAATCCACCCAGACTCAGGGACTGGTAAGTCTACTATCTTATATATGATTAACAGCGTATATGGGCACCCAAAAGAACTATGTGGAAAGTGGAAGGATACTGGTAATTCAGTATTCGCTAAATTGGGTATATGGAACTGTTTGCCATACACTATTGATGAAATTACCAATATGCCAGCGGCTTTGTTCTCGGATTATATTTACGGTATAACGCAAGGTAAGGGCAAAGACAGATTAACTGCTAACTCTGAGTTACGTTCGAATATAGCTAGGTGGGCTACTACAGGAGTATTCTCCTCTAACTCTTCAGCGACTGAAAAAATGCAGAAAGTAAAAAACAACCCCGCTGGTGAGCTTGCTCGTCTCATAGAATACACAGTTGGATATAACAAAGTGGTAAGCCTTGAAGAAGGTAAAGAGCTTTTTGACCGTAAGTTATTTGATAACTGGGGGCACGCTGGCGATATTTATATGCAGTATCTTGTAAGTAATTTAGAAGAAGTTAGAGGACGTCTAGTTGGTGTACAAACTAAGATAGACAGAGAACTAAATCTAACACCTAAAGAACGCTATTGGTCAGCCGTAGTAGCTAGTAATATTACCGGTGGGATGTTTGCAAAACGTTTAGGTCTTATAGACTGGGATCTACAACGGATTTATAAATGGGCCGCAGATTTAATTCAAGACCTAAAGCAGAATGTAAAACCTCCTGCTACTAGTGTTACTACAATATTAGGGGACTACATGAACCGGCATATACCTAATACTTTGGTAATCAATGATGGAGTTGATTTGAGAACTAACAAACCAGCGCTACCCCAGCATGAACCTACTAGAGAGTTATATATTCGTGTTGAACCTGATACGAAGCAGATATACCTAACCGCAAAACACTTTAAAAATGATTGTGTAGAAGGGCAAATACACTATAAAGAAGTCATGAGCGAACTTAAAAAGAAAGGTATATTGGTGAATTCTTTGAACAAGAGGCTTTCAAAAGGTATGAAGGTTAATACCTTTCCTGTTCATACTTTACAACTAAATGCGGCGCATCCAGAACTAGAAGAGTTAATAAAGCATGGAGATAGAGAAGGTCAATTACCAAATTGATTGGACTAAGTTTAAGAGAGGAACATCCTTTTTTATACCATGTTTAGATCCAGTGCGAGCCAAACAGCGTATACTAAAGACTACTAAACGCTTGAAATATAAGGTTTTATTTAAGGTAGTAATAGAGGAAGGCGTAAAGGGTTTACGTATATGGAAATTGTAGGTAAAATAGGGTCAGGCTAAAAACTCCTCCTTTCTCGTTTTAGCCTTGGGTCACGAAGAGTCGCTCCTTCAACACCCCCTTGTGTTAGTGGCCCCCAGTGTAACAACTGGGGGTTTCTTTTTACTCCTCTGGATAAACTCTACTCTTAAGGACTAAGGGTAGGATTGCGTTCATTGAGTTAGGGCTAAGTATCAAACCATCTCCAGCAGACATCCTGCTCTTTGCTCTACCGGTTGCAGACTTATAAAGTGCCTCTCCAGTTATGGCGTACTGTCCGTTGCGTACGTTGAATATACCTATTTCTTTCCATACTTCTTCTAAGTTTTCAACGCTCTCGTCAGTCATAGACCTGTTGTATTGCTGTATAGCTTTATCGTATTTGTCGTAGAGAGCGGATCTTTCATTCAATATGGATTTCTCAAGCTCTTTAGCTAGTACATTTTTCTCCCTAACTTCCGCTACTTCTGTGCTGCTAAATCCAGCTGCTGTACCTATTAACTTACCAGTGTGATACCACTCAGCACTTCTAATCGGAACACCTTTGTTTGTTATCTCACCTTGTTCAGCCAACCTGGATGCTTTTATAAATCCACGTATTGCGGCAGGGGTAAGCTTTTCGAACCCACGTTTATATTCTCCGTTAGCCAAATCTTCAACTATAGCTGTCTTAAAGTCTTTTACTAAGCTACCAGCAGGGCCAAAAGCGGCATTCACTACATTAACCCATAGGCTGTCTATATCTTCATTTGCCAAACTACGGGTGTAGAAAAGACCATCTAGGCTAGTTGAAGAACCAATGTTTTGGTCTGTAATCGCTGATATAGGGCCAAGTTTAACTGCTCGTTGTAGTGTAAGAGCTTGCTCATCAGTTAACCCAAAAGCTTTAGCAATACTGCTATCTGGGCCGAAGTAAGTTGGAAGGAACCACTCTCTAAACCACAAATCTAAATTACGTTTGCCTAGAGGGTTACCGTCGTCATCCATGTCATACCATAAGGCTTCCTCATCCTCGTCATCTGGTCTGAACATATCCCTCACTGCTTCAGCTAACCCCATCATTACACTGTAATGGAACAAACCTGTAGTTCCAGCAAACATAAATGACATACCCATCACACCAAAGAATTTAATAGCTGCTTCTCTCTTCTGTGTCTTGTTTAGCAGGGGTATCATCCCAAAGAAGTTTTTATACATGAACAACGTCATGTTTATTGGGAAGGTCATAAACTGTGCAGGCAACCTTACAAATGCAGTAATACCTCTACCCTTCATTAACTCTGGTTTATTGAAATTACCATAATCAAACAGAGATTCGTAAGTAACATCAACTGCGTTCATAGCCGCTGTTCTTGCGGCAGCTCTAGGAGATACTATTTTCTTGTCTTTTGCGAGTAGCTCATTAACAGCATCTTCTTCTGTATATCTACCAGTATCAGCTAAGAATTTATTTTCAGTCATCAAGTTTTGTATAGCTTGAGTCTGAGATCTATAAGGTGCATACAAAGCCTCGACTGCCTGTGCGCGGGTCATATTTGGATTAGCATTTCTTATCTTGCTAATCTGCGCTTCATATCCAGTCATTTGTTTTTTCATTTCCAAGTCTAAAGCGGCGCTAAACATCAACTGTCTACTTGTTCTCTCCATATGATGGAACGCACCAGATAGGAAATTAGCCACAGTGCGAGTAACAAATGCTGTCGTATTATGGTATTCTCGACTTGGAACTCTTGTTCTTTGTGAAACTTCAGTAGCAAAAGTATCGTTAATAACCCCAGATTCTTCTGCTATGTCTATAGCATCGTTATACCAACCCCTATAATCTTCAGGGATATCTTCTAGTACATGCTTTGTTCTTTTTAGGTCTGGCTTTTCAAACGTCATTGCTAGCTGACCATCAGCTCTAACTTTTCTAGTAGCAAGTTTATTGGAGAGGTTTAGATATTTAGTAGCCGTAGCCACAGCCTCAATAGTTCCATATCTTGCTGCAAGAACCGGTAATCCAACTAAAGGTAACTGAGTCAACTGAACCATAGCTGATTTAGCCGAAGTTAAGTAATAGAAGAACGCGGCTTGGTTTCCATACCGTATAGCTCTTTCTAAGCCTTCATACCTTTCACCTATTGGATCACCACTTGTTTCAGCTAAGGCCCTTGATACCATACGATCTACATATGCTCTTGCCTTTAGTAAGTTAGTTCCACCTCTACCTTCTAGCTCAGCATATGCAGAAGCAATAGATGCGTTAACTCGGTTAGAGTATTTCATTTTAGACAACTGGTTTGTAGCTTGGTGGTTGCTTACCAAGAACGCTCTAAAAGCATCTCCAGAAAAACCAGCGGTGCCTTTTCTTTTAACAAATCTTCTGCGCATACTTTGTTCTGGCAGAGTCTGTATATATAGCTGATATATTTCATTCTTAAGGTTATTTACACTAGTTCCGCTTAGTACTTTTTGTCCCGTTGCTGGGTCGACAACTAAATTACTGTCTATCTCAGAGAATATCTTCTTCATTAATTTAGAAGAAGCATCCACATTTTTAGGGTCTAATCCGGCTAATTCATTTCTAAGCTGAACGCTATCCCCAATATCTGTTATTTCTTGTTGTATTTCAGAAAGTGGCCTTGGGTCGTTTGTGTTTTCTTTGTACTCTTCAGCTAGTTGTCTAGCTTTTAAATTACGCGCGGTAGCACTCTCAAACATATAAAATGCTCTGTCTGCGCCCTTACCAAACCCAACATAATGATTACCAAAACGCATTAACGGAAAGTAAATGTTTCCTCGTTTAGCAATTTCATCTAAAACTTCTACTTGAATAGTGGCAAGTATGTTGCTCTTTGCTGTCTCGGATATACTATTATTATCTTTAACGCGCTTTATAAGGGCGTCATAGTATTCTTGGAAATTCTTCTGATACCGGTTTTTAGCCATTTCATATATTATTTTGGCTTGACCATTAGTATCCTTATTTAACTGCTCCCACCCACTGTACTGATACGTTATATTTCCTTTAGTATCTTTATTCACAAACCCTTTATAAAAAATTTGCAGTGCTTCGGTTCTTTTCTTTGCTTCACCCTTTGCAGCTGCTTGTTGCCTTACACTTAACGCTGGGTCTTGTGCTCTAGCTTGGGCATCTTTTATAACGGAGTCATTCTTTACTGCTTCTTCAAAAGTATTATGTTTTGTACCATCTATATCGTATAAAGTAGATAGGTGCATCGAGTCAGATAAGTTTCTATTAGCTATCCCACCAAACTTGCGAACAAACTTACTCCACAAATCAGCTTCTTCAGCTAGCGTTTTTGTTCTCTTCATCCTCTCAGCAGTTACTGCCCTAACCATTTCTCTAATTCTTTTAGGGGCGTTCAACCCGTAGAACTTATTGGCTAAGTCTATAATCTTGTCACTAGGTAAGGTATAAAGAATAGCTTTAAGCGATCCAACTGATATGGAGTCTTTAAACGCGTCTAAAAATTTTACCGATGACGCTACGTCTCTAGTCCTAAATAAGTCTTTGACTGCTTCCGCGAAAGAATTAAAAGTCTGAGAAGCCATAACTTTCTTCTTAGCTCTAGCTGCTGTCTTACTTTCTTTATTTGCATAGGCAACTATATTAGCTGGGGGAGACGTGCCAAAGACTTTAGGATCTAGTATACGGTCAGTAACCAGCACTAAGTCTTCAAAAGCCGTACTTATGTCCCCTTCAAACCCGAATAGTTTCTGTACAGCTTTAATAAACTGGCTGAGTTTTCCACGTTTAGTGTTCTGTGCAGGAATTTTCTGCAGGATATTCTGCATTTCAGGCTGGCTAAGGCCATAGCTCACAAAGTCTTTTGTATCTGCAAAAGCACCCAGGTCTTTTAGTGCTAGCTCTTCGTCAGTAGCCACACCGTTTTGTTGTCTCTGGTCAATATAGTTCTCGACCTGACCTCTAAGATCTTCTAGCTGGTTCAACGCTTTCTGTTGTTTTAGCGGTGTCTTTGTAGGATCTTGAGCATGGTTATCTATTATTCTAGCAGTTGCAGCATGAATAGCTTCGTGTAAGAAAGTAACGTTATTGGTGCCCGCTTTAGGGCCAGTTCTAGCTAGGTTAATATTCCTAGTACCATCTTCGTTCTCTATATATACGCCAGCACTATCATTCATTTTTTCCGGGTCAGCAAGTCTAACTTCGACTCTCTCCAAAAACGGCTTTAATCTATTTGCTAGTAACCGCTCGAATGGCGTTCCAGTTTTCTTGATTCTTTCGATAACATTATCAGCAGGGAAAAAGTCTCTACCAATTTCCGCATTGTTTCTATCCAGCTCTTCAAATGCAGGATTAACAGTAGGTTGTTGTAGCTGTGGGCCAGTAGGAGTAGTAACTTGTTTAGGTTGTTTTCCTCTTGGCTTTAGATTCTGTCTAGCCTGTGCAATCCGTTCGGCGGCTGCATCAAATGAGCTCGCACTTGCAGGTATTTCTTCATTTGTTCTGTTATATACCGCTGTAAAATCACCGTTAAGAACTGTGTTTACAAAAGCATCTATATCTTCATTATCTAGAGCTTCTAAAGCACTTCTTTCTTCAGCTGTTTGTTCGCCAGTGGTGTCTTGTGTATACTCAGTTTCGTATATGTCAGCGTCTGTATACCTGTCGAGTGTACGACGTTTTTTTCTTGCCTTTTGTTCTGCTACAATTTCTTGTTCAGCCTTATTTATAATCTCGTCAAAAGCTAAAGGCTCGCCTTGAAAATCAGGAGAATCTTGTTCGGACTTTATCTCCCTAGCCCTTTCAACTATTTGACTCGCTACGTTTGAAGTATATGTCTCCCCTGCAGCAGCAGGGTCTCTAAAGTTATTAGCTGTTTCTGCAAGCTGTCTATTAAACTTTCTGTCTCTTAAAATTCTTTCTTGGCGCTCTATTGCATTAAGCCCCTCATATGGGTCTACTTGAGGCTTTTTACCTTTTTTCCTTCGTTTTTTGGCTATTGTCTCCGTTGGATTTTTTTCTGGGTCTACTTGATCTATTTGGTCTTGAGACGCAGTAAGATTAGGAGCAGCTTCTACCTGTGTGGTTTCTACCTGTGTGGTTTCTACCTGTGTGGTTTCTACCTGTGTGGTTTCTACCTGTGTGGTTTCTACGGTAGGAGTTTTAACAACTAACTTATCTCTACGTACTTGTAGTTTTTCTAAAAGTTCTTTTTTGGTAGGCGCTTCCGCTATTATTTTTTTATCTTGGAACGCTTTCCAGTAATCACTTTGTGATGGTTTAATTACGGATATACTAGGTTCGTCAGCTACAGTCCATTCCGCAGCATCAGTCCCCATACCATTACCTTGCCATGCACGCTCTTTTTCTTTTTTTAGTTTTATAGGTTTTCCGGCAGTTGGAGTTTTAGGTTCTTCAGTTACTGTTTCAGCTTCAGTTACTGTTTCAACTGTTTCTGTTGGTTTTGGAGCTAATACAGTTCTTTTGCCTTGTTTATCTAGACCTGTTACCAACCCAAAGCTTTCCATTTGGTCTAGGGCCGCTACTACATCAGCGGAATTACCAATTTGCAAGGCTTTTTGTATACTAGAAGGAGAAGTATCACCAGTAGCCAACACATGATCTACTATGCTTTGGTACGCTGCATCTTGTTCTTCTGTTGATAATTCTGTAACAGACGGCCCTTCTTCTGTTGTTGTAACATCTTCCGTACTCGTTTGCCCTTCTATTACTGGAGTAGGGGTATCAACTTTAGACTCCGTTGCTCTAGCTCTTTCCTCACGCCTTTCTTGATTTAGCCTTTCTCCAGCAATCTTAGTAGCCTCGATATCATCTATGGGTTTACCAGCAGCTACAGCATCATCTTTTGCTTCATTTATAAGTTGGTCTAATCTTGCACCAATACTAGCGGCTTCTTCTTCAGATATAGTATTGGCTTCTTCCGCCATTTTGATCGTTTCTTTGATCTTTGCGTTAGCACTGTTAGCAACTCTCTGTTTTACCCCGGCAACACCTACGTTGATACCTTGTGCCGTTAAAGAACCAAGGGATTCAGAGATTGCTGAATCTACAACTGCCTTAATATTGTCGCCGGTAAACACATCTCCAGTCTGCTCTCCTACCGCAAACTGCCCCGCAATATCTATAACTTCTTGGCCTGCACCAGTAAGAGCCTCTTCGAGCATTACTTTTTTTGTCTCTTTAGCTACACCTTTCATAGCTTCCAGAGCAGTTTTTTCTACTACCTCAGACTCTTTTAGTATTTGTTCCCCTGCTTCGCCAGCAAGTTTCTTTTTAAATAAACCGCTAATTACTCTTGTAGGACCAAAAGCATCGAGCGCACCTTGACCTAAAGCCACTAGAGCAGAAGTACTTCCAGTTTTAGCTAAGTACTCTATAACTGCATCAGCACGTTCATTTTCATCCGGTATATTTTTAGTAAGCTCTATTGCATATTCCAAACGTTGTGAATATTGTTCGGGTAATGCTTGCGCTGTTGATGCACTAACTGCACCGGCAACTGCACCAGGAGGGCCAAAAGTTAAACCACCAACTACTGAAGCACCTACAACTGGTAAATACTGCGCACCTGCTGACCCTAAAATGTAACCTAAATAATCTCTAAAATCGGCGAGGCTACGAATATCTGTAGGATTTACTACACGAGGAGCTAACTCTTCTTCTTTTGCGGCACGGGCTTCAGCGTCTTGTGCTCTTGCGTCTTTTACAGATTCTTGGAAATCCTTTAAGTTTTCCTGTATCCGGTTTTCTATACGTTGTTTTTGTTTTTTTCTATCCTCTGCAGACGCCTGTGTATAGTAATTTATCTGCCCTGAATATTTTAATTTTGTTTCTTCATCTATAGGTTGACCGGCATCTATCTTGGCAAAAACATCCTGTATTTCTCGGTCATTTCTAACCTCAGCTGCATTGTATTGCGCAGAATAGAGCGATGGGTAAGTACCCATTCTTTTGAGCGTACCCTTAAGACCTGTTTCATATAGATTTGAAAAAAATCCACTAGCTTCTTCTTGTTGGGTTTGTTCTCCAAACATAGAAGATTTTTGCTCTTCTTGTTGCTGCTGTTGATTTTCCTGACTTAAATCAGTAAAAGCGGTGGGATAATCTCTTTCGATTAGTGCTCGTATTTCTTCTCTAGTAGCATCAGCTCGAAATAGCCCTATTTTCCCGTCAGGAAGTCTTATTTTTCTAGGTTCCACCGGCTTTCCTTATTGATAATCTACGTAAGATTCTACTCCTGAAGAACTACTAGAATCTCCTTCTGATGCTCGTCTGGCTGAGTCTCTAATACCATCTATCCAAGCTTTTTCCCACTGCGCTTTAAATTCAGCTGCACCTTTAGCGTCTTTTTTTGCTAGAAACTGATTCATTTGATTTTGAGCACGGAAATCTACGCTAAACGCGGCGCTAGCGTCTGTTGCTAGTTTAAGTAAATTATCTTGCTTCCACATCTCCCATTTAAAGCCATTTTGGATCATATTTTGCGACTGAATTACAGCATCTTGGGCCCTTTTATCAAGTTCTGGGCCGCTCATATTTGGGTTTTGGCTCTTAAGATAAGCTCTTTCTCTAGCCACCTGTCTATCAAAAGTTGTAGGCGCATTAATTTGCATTTTTGCTATGCGATACTGTTGGTCTCTATTAAGCGCGTTTTGGTCTCCGGTAAAAGTTCTATCAATTTCCTTTTCCACTGTTTGCCAAGCTCGTTCTTTGTCTTTTTCACTAGCTTGAAACTCTCTACCTTTTCTACCTTCTGATATTGTCAAAGCTCGGTCAAGAACTTTTTCAGAGCTATTCCACTCCCTACTTAATCTATTCTCTCTAGAAGTA